GTTGGGTATCCCCCCGATCTCTATCTCTGTCTTAGACAGCTTGGCAATAGGCTTGTCTGGCCTGTTCGTAGCGAACGCCCTGTATCCCCTGTTCTTAAAGTGGTAAAGAAGGCGTGGCTTGTTGTTCTCCGCCAGTACCGGCATGCCATAGAACACGCACGCCATCAGCACGTCCTCGAAGAATATCTCCGCTGTCTGTGGCCTTGCGATGTACTCCAGGAAGAACTGGTTGCACGGTCCGCTGTCCATGTGGAACTTGGTCATTCCGTGTAAAGATCCGTTAGATCCACCACCGCCTACGGTACCCGAGATATCGTAAGGATCGCATCCGAATGTGCCCATGTGCTCGTTACCCGGCTTCTTCCTTCCGTTGATGTCGATGACATTGTTAGTCTTGTCAGGGAACCAAGAGATGTAGAACCTACCTGTATTCTCTGGAGTCCAAACAACCTCACCGTCTTTCTCGCCATTTTTCCAGTGAAAGTTACCACGGGTAATCATCTGGCCCTTGATCATTGAGTCGTTGTAGTCGATCTGCTGGTATATCTTGGTCAGGTTGAACAGAGACTGCTTGCTCTCGTCACGGAATGCGTGTGACTCTGTGCGTGGGAACTGACGATAGAATTCGTTCAATGCGTCTGAGTCAGACTTTAAAGACTGTACCTCGTTCTCCCAGTAGTTGATAACGCTGTCCTGTATCCAACCACCGTCTATGCCCTTGATCGGCTCTACCGGCTTCTCAAGTACCGGCCATCCATGCTCATCGATAAATCCCTCGAAGTTCCACTCCATTGGGATAAATAAAGCATAGAGCCCGCTCTTTGTCTGCCCGTTCTGGCTTCGCTTCCTTGGGTCTGAGTCATTGTAAAGGTCCTTGTAACCAGATCCACCCTTGTCCATTGCGTTAGAGGTAGATCCCATCATACACTTTCCTATGATCCTAGAACCCAAACGAAGACATGTCTTTGTTACACGCCAGTTGCTCTCGATGTTATTCGGTGGTGTCCATTTGGCCGCCTCGTCATGTATAAGTAGCTTTAACTTCTCTCCATCATACGAGTTGTCAGCTGTGTTCTTCCAGTCAATGGACGTGTCTAGCCCCTCGATGTCCTCCTCATTCTTGTCCATGTTATTGCGTGTGATCTTGGACGCAGGCACACGGAAACCTAGCTCCGTCTTAGGTTTGTCCATACCATCCTGTACAGGCTTGAAGAAGAACGGGTAATTTGTAGATATAGGGACGACCTTGTCCGTGAACATGATCTTGGCATCGGATCCAGTCTTAGACAGGATACCAAGCCTTGCATTCTTTGTTATGGTACCAATGTTCACCAGCTCGGATGAGCTCATAAACGAGAATCCAGAACGCCTGTTCTTGAGGTAGCACATGCCGAAGCATCGTGTGTCAGCCTTGCAAGCCTCCCAGTAAATAAAGAATATGCGGTTAGACTCACGGAACTCAGGAAGACCAACGTCTATCTTGGTCCACTGCAAGTACATGTAGTGTGTACCAGTGATATAGGTCTTCTGCTTCTTGTTGAGGAACCAGAAACCGTTCTCACGCCTGTCAAACTCTGTCTCGATGTAGTCGACCCACTTGCCCTTGAACTGGTTGTCGTACTTGTTCCAGTCGAATATTGTCTTCAGCTTGGAGAGCTCCTCTGGATATTCTTGTGGTACCCACTTGCCCCCGCGGTCCTCTACATGCTTTGGAAACGGCAGGGCTATCTTGAGCCCATTAATCTCGTAAACAGGGCCTATTGTCCCGTCTCTAGATATAATAATGACATCGTACTTAGGGTTATACCCATACTCCCAAGAGCCTTCCTTGTTTCCCTTGGCTACAACGTCCTTTGGTATAGGATCCTTTATGACCTCGTACAGCCTGCTCATTTAGAGAATCTTTCTGCAAAGCCCTTCTTGGTGTCCACAGACGCAGATACCTTAACCTCTGGCGTCTCTAGCATGTTACGCTCCTCCTGTATCCTCTTTAGTATGTCGAATGCGTCCATGATGGCTAGCTTCTTGGTAGCTGCAGCGTTCTTTAGCTTGTCCGCAGACAGGTCCGTCTCTGAGTTGTTGTTCAGAATAGGCTCCTTTGCCACTGCGATCAGCTCGTGTATGGCCTTCTCTGCAGCGTCTATAATCTTTTCCTTGAATTCTTTCTCCGTCATAAGGCTACGCATATGTTCTTGCTAAACATCCGGTACAGCTTCTCTCCGTCCACGGTGAACGGGTACTCGCTCTCTGGCTGGAAACTAATCATGTCTCCATCCTTCAGTCCCTTAGAGTAAAGATACTCATTTCCGTACTTTAGAATCCCAACTAGCGGGCTCTCCATGTCGGTACTCTTGATGATAGTGGAGTTATCGTTCTCCACTGGCTTGACCATGCAGTAAGGGTGCGGTGCCTTCCACACGTCATCGTGCTTGTACAGGAAGAACTGATCGAAGTCGATGAAGAAGGTGCTGTCCCTAAAGTGAGATGGGCCGTACTTCTCCTTTCCACGTACATCAAAGTACTTTCTGAACACGTTGTGGTGTACCATGAGTGTGTCACCAGGGACGATTTCCCCAGTGTAACCGATTGGAGTGGCGATGACCGTGGCAAATCGATTGGTTGCAGTGTGGTCCTCCTTTGATGCGCTCAATATGAGCCCGTAATCTGTTGTGCTGTCGTAAAGCTTGTCGCCAACAGGCTCTACCACAAAGTAGAGCGGTGATTTCATTTTATTTAAAAGTCTATGTCGTATTCAATTGATATAGGCATGTTGCTGTTGAAGGTCTTCCAAAGCATCATGCCAGAGGCATTCTTGATCCAAACGGCTACGGTCCCGTCGTCCTTTAATAGCATGAGAGATATCTTGTACTCGCCACGCAATACATCCTGACCAAGCACGTAGTGCATGGCATCAGACTTGTAGTCCTGGCCTATAGATACCTTTCTTACGATCATAACGCAACCCAGCCCGTAGACTTGTACTGATACGTTCCTTCAGTTGCGTCTGTCTGGTAAACCAACTGACCGACAACTGGAGATACGATAGCGAGTCTCTGAGCTTGTGTAACTTTAGGGGCTCCCGCTCCAAATGTGTAAACGCCAACTGCCGCAACAGTCGTATTATTTGTCTCACCACCAGCTGGCGTGTTAGACATCAAAAGCTTCTCAGTACCCACCAGTGCGATGTCTACTGCATAGTTATTAATATTGCCCATCTTTTATTTCTCCTGTGTTTAGGTCGATAACAACGTTACCGTACTTCTCTTGCAATTCTCCTTGCAGGCTAGTCAACTCCTCAGCGGTGTTCTCAATATCAAAGATAAGAGCAGGCTTACGGTTGTTCAAGCGAGACAAGTTTACTTCAATGTCAGCGATCTCTTCCTTCAAGGTCTTTACCTTTGAGCTTAAAGATCTAAGCGATTCTAATTCTTGTGTTTCTAACGATTTCATTTAAGTACAAATCTAAGGATAATAATTAACAATAACAAGGTACCGAACGCAATTGCCAAAGATTTCCAGAAAGGATCGTTCTTGTACGACACTGTTTGTGGCAACTTGAATGGGATCTTTGTAGTAATACGGATGGTGTCTGACTTACACTTGGTGTAAACTTTAATTACATTGTCATGCCTGATCACCTTGGTGTAGACAAAGCTGTCCTCCATCACGATTGTGTCGTAGCATGTGGTAAAGAAGCTATCTGTTAGCATCCTTTCCCTTGTGACAAACTGGGTGTCATGAACCAATACAGTGTCGCCACCCTTCAGCAGTGACGGGTCTTTCTTTATTGCACGCTTAAGGTGCCAGCTCGCACTGCATGATGTTAAAAGAAGGATGGATACAGCGTACTTTAGCATTACTTTTTCTTTTTCATTTTAGAGGCCATCATCTTCTCCTTGGCTTCAACTTTTTTGCCTTCTTTCTTTTCGTGCTTTACTTCAGCTTTCTTTGAGGTGTACTTTTCCATTCCACCGTACTCGGATATCATTTTCTTTTTCATAGTCTTAACATTTCCAGCGTTTACGTGCCTGTCTGAGGCGTGAGTTAGGATCGTTTGCTGCGGCTGGGAACATCTTCATCTGTCCAGCACTGCGTGCACAGAATGACTTGCGTCTCTTAGCATCTGCACTGCCCGCCTTTACCTTGCCCGTTACGGCTGTTTGCAATTTCGAAGAGGGGTTGGCCTTGCGATACGCAGCTACGCCCTTGGCAGTCATGCCTGCACCCTTGCTCGTTAGCAAGTAGTTGGCACCCTTTCCGGTGGTAGTCTTTGGTATTGGCTTATCCTTCATTTTTATTTGCAAATTTGTCGATGCTTGTGAACCCAAGGCATGCGATCACCACAAACTCAACCGCGGCTACTAGGTCCTTGCTGGGAGCAATGTCCTGCGGGCTCAAGCTGTTGTGTGCCATGGTCGCGAAAAGGACCAAGGCCCCCACGATCCCAACGACACGCTTAGACGAGATCTCGCCCTTGTCTCCCTTGAACATCTCCATCATCTTTTTCATTGATGCAAAGTTACACAACATTTATAATAATTCCATCTTGAATATATATAGTCTTTGTGGTATTCCAAGTCTCGCCTTGAACAGTAAAAGACCCTGTATACCCACTCACAGAGGTCAGTGACCCAGAGGCATACTTTACTGGTCCACTAGTGGACAGGTTTGGCATCTGTATAGACTGTGTTCTTACCACAGGTGCAGACACAAATCCATCGGTAACCAATGACTTTGAAGCGTACACGGATCCATTTGCGAATAAATTTCCGAAGTCCTCTATCTTATTAGCTACGCAAGGCAATGACTCAATAATACCACCAGACAATCTGACTCTTTCGCTGTAACTCAAAGTTACAGAGCTAGACGATCCGTAAAGAACAGAATTTTCAGATATCTGCTCTCCACCAATTACGTCTATGTCTGTTAAAAATTTTTTCATTAAGCTATCTTGGAAACCAAAGCTCTTAATGTGTTTGCAGTTTGTGGTAAAGCAAATCCAAGAGTTACAACATTTGTGGTAGTTCTTACCACGTCACACTCTACAGTAGCTCCACTTGATATTTCATAAATCTGAACCATTACATCTAGGCTCCCTAAGTTGTGGGTTACGATCATACTGGTAGACAGAGATGAAGGTCCAGTTACAGCATAACTGTTACCAACAACAATATTAGCAGCCATCTCAGCTGCGGTTAAGTACTGAACTACCCCAGCATTAGATACCAAGTACTGGTTACCAGAGTAAGCTCCACCGGCTGCTGCGATAGATCCAATATGAAATGGTTTGTCTACAGTAGACCAATATCCAAGGCTCTCTTTCCACAAGAAAGACACGTTTGGAGATGTGCCTCTTTCTATCTCTAATCCTGCGTCTTGTGTCGGAGTTCCAACCTCGTCCTTGTTAAGGATGATGATGTTATCTCCAATTTCTACAATATTTGAATTGATGTAAGTTACATTACCGTTTACGGTCAAGTTGCCTCCGATAGTTACTGTAGTTCCGTCGTCCGTGATGGTTGAGTTTGAGAATCCTGTGCCATTCCACTTGCT